TACTATCGTTGCATTTTGTTTTTTATTGATTGCCTTCAATGCGTTGTGAGTTTAAATAAAATAATATGTGCAAAGTGAAAGTTGGCATTTAAGAAATAAAAAACTGTGCCAGTAATTATTTTTTCTAAAATTAAATTAATTAAATATTTTAAATCAACAAGAAAAAATATTTTATGAGGGTTGCCGCTACGTTAGTGAATGCAGGTTTCAACCCTATCACTGTAATTACCATCATATTTATTATTTATAAATAATTGTTTTAAAACACAATATTAAATTAAAATTAACGGTGTAACGCTTCTCTTATCCCGCCCCGCTGTGCACGATATGATTTTCTGGCGCTACTGTGGCCAGCACTGCCGCCTGTACGGCGAACGATTTGACCATTTGTTAAAGAAAGAAGTCCGTTATGCGATGGTCAACTTCCGTGCTATGAGAGATTAAATTATCTAAATGATAAATCCTGAACGAGCGTAAAATGATAAATAATTTATCATTATAGTGCGCTCCGCTAGCTAATATGATTAAGTGTTTTTTTAAGGGAAAGGGTTATCAAAGGTGTAATAAAACCCGCATTGAGCGGGTTGCTGGAAACGTTAAGAGGCTGGAATTGAGATGGATTATCCGAGGCGCGTGTAATTCATCTCCCATTTGCCAACCACAAATCCTTGAATATGAAACTGGTCTTCATCTTGTGAATTGATTTCCCAGCGCTCGTAGGTTGAATTATCACTGATTACCATGAGGCGGTCCTTTAGCCACTGAAGACGTTTGATATGGACACTGTCGCCGTAGGAAAAGGCATAAATACCATCGCTTACAAAGCGGTTTACCGTAATGTCCAGAACGACTAATTCACCGGGCTCGACTGAGCCGCGCATGCTGTCACCGACAGCAGTCGTAATTTTCAGTGAGGATGCAGGACGCCCACCGAACATGCGTTTAGCATACTCAGGATCAACTTCAATTGATTGTATTATATCCGGATACTCACTGTTCACTCGCCCACCGCCACAACTAAACTCAGTATCAAGTTGTTCTATCCTGTATGTATGATCAGTATAGTTTCTTGACAGATTTTGCAAGGAGTATTCGTTAATGGTGCTTATTGGCGTCTGCGAACTGGCTGAATCGTGAGGCACATCAAGCCAGCCTCTGGCTAAGCCAAGGGCTTCCTCAACGCGTCGTGCGACCAAATCGCCAATATTGCGAGCATGATTTGCAGACGTTAGCTGACTGAGTTGGCTGGCTGGCATATCAAGCCTGTCAGCAAAATCAGCTTTGGTTTTACCTGACAGCACATGCTTGTCCATCAGATCGCGCAAGTTAATGCGTCTTATCTCTTTCGTTTCCATGCCCTCATCATCCCAAATTTTAGCAATATGATAAATGCGCATTATGATAAATTATATTGCGAATAATTTATCATTAAGATAATCTCAAATTTGTCGTCATTAGCAAAGGTAAAGTTTATGAACAATGAATTATTTCGCTGGCGCCGTAAGGCTTCAAATGAGGATTGGGAGGTTCTTGCCGGGTTAGCTAACACATTCGTGGGGTATCTGGAGCGGATTGCTTACGGCTTTCGACGGACATCACCTGCTAAAGCCGTGGACATTGAGTCCGCAACTAAAAATTTCAAATGTTATGGGCCAGTCACCAAAGAAAGTCTGGTCTTTGCGCCGGCAAGAAATAGCGCAGCGTAATTAAACAATTTGAAAGTTTTCAGGAAGTACGAAGAGGAAGGCGGAACAGCCGGGCACGACGAGTGCCCATCCAGCGCGAGGTTAATTATGCGACAAAAAACCAAGCAAGCACAGCCTTATAACACGGTACATAAAAACATCATACGCGTGCAGTTCGCTCAGGATTTTAGCCCTGAAGCCGTCAGTAAGTTGCGCCAGCTGCTTGAAGCTAAAAAGCGCGGGAATCCTGGTCATGAATAATACCGCCGAGATCATTCAATTTCGCGCCCGGAGTGAGCGCGAGGAGCCGCGCGTGGCCGATCCCGATGCGGGTTTTACCCGGCTGGCCAACTTGCTCGTGGAGGAGTATGCAGGCGCTAATTTAACCAAGCGTCAGTTTAAGGTGCTGCTGGCCGTTCTGCGCAAAACCTATGGCTGGAACAAACCGATGGATCGTATCAGCGATTCCCAGATTGCTGAAATTGCACGCTTACCGGTGAAACGCTGCAATGAAGCAAAGCGGCAACTGGTTGAGATGCATGTTCTTATTCAGCAGGGGCGCCAGATTGGACCCAACAAAAATATTTCAGAATGGCGAATCCCCCACAATGAGGGATTATCCCTCAAAACGGGGGATGAAGACGCCCTCAAATCAGGGGATAAAAATCCCTCGAAACAGGGGGATACAAAAGACACTATGCAAAAGATATTAAATACAAATCCCCCAAAAGCCCCCAAAGGAATATTTACGGAGGAGGTTATGTTACAGGCAAACCGGGTGCTGAATTATTACAACGAACTGACCGAGTCTGCCTGTCGTTCAGCAGAACCTTTTGCCGTTCTGCTGACAGAGCGTTCATCCCGCAAAGCCTGGAGCGTGCAGGATTTACAGCTGGTCGTACGCTGGGTGGCTCTGACCTGGAAACGTCGAAACGGTACTGTGGCAAAACCGGCCAACATCTGCAAAATCACCCGTTTCGACGGTTACCTGAGTGATGCTGAAAGTTGGCAGCGCAACAGTGCCGATATCGATTGTGCTGCCGTGGTGGATGCATTCAATGAGATAGCGGGCGATCGCCTGGCGCTGGCGGAACTGGATCAGAATCGGGAATCTGCTATCCGTGGACTGGTTACCCACATCGCGAAAAAAAATGTCGACGGTTTTCGGGCTTATTTTCAGGCGTTTATGTCAGATGCGCGCGAGTTCTATTTCGGTGGTCCTGACGGCAGTGGCTGGCGGGCCAGTTTCGACTATCTGATGAAACCGGAAACCTTACTGAAAGTCAGGAGGGGGGAGCTGTGAGAAACGAGCCTATTGACACCTACCTGGAAGGCAGCGTGATTGGCGGTCTGCTGTTGGGCGGGCTTACCCAGGATGCAAGTGATGTACTGGCCACGTTAGTGCCTGAAGCATTCCAGATCCCGTTTTACCGCAAGGTCTATGGCGAGATAGGTCGCCAGGCTAAGCAGCGAAAACTGATTGATGCGATGCTTATTGCTGAGGGCGTTGCGCGCGAAGGGCATGAATTTGCCAACCTGATGGAAGCGGCGAAAGCGACGCCAAGTGCTGCAAACCTCAAGGGATATGCGAAAGCGGTACATGAGAAGCACCTGATCCAGAGCGTCAGCAAACTGATAAAAACCCACTACGACCATATCGTGGGGGCCAGTAATCATCAGAATGCGCTGTCGGCAATTGATCATTTTATTTCTGAGATCGCGAAAGTAAAAAGACGGAGCGATGAAGTTGAGCCGGTACATATCAAAGAAGTGCTGAGTGTGTACACCGAAGTTCTGGAACAACGCGTTACCCAAGGTGAAGAGTCGGACACGCTAAAGACCGGTATTGCTGAACTGGATGAAATCACCGGTGGCATAAACGATGAAGATTTTGTCGTCGTTGCTTCACGTCCGGGGATGGGTAAAACAGAGTTTGCACTGAAAGTGGCTGAAGGTGTGGCCGCGAGCGAAAAAATGATGGGTGAGGGGACAGTTCGCCGTGGCGTGTTGATTTTCACCATGGAGATGAGCAACCAACAGATTATTGAACGCCAGATTGCCGGTGCGTCGAATATGCCCGTCTCCAGCCTTCGTAAGCCATCGCGTATGAACGATGAGGAGTGGGGGCGTATTGCCCATGGGATTGAGCGCCTGATGGGGCTGGATGTGTGGATGGTCGATGCGGCGAATCTGAGCATTGAACAAATCCGTTCTGTAGCTGAGCGACATAAACGTCGTTATCCCGGTCTGTCTCTGATCATGGTGGATTACCTCGGTCTGATTAAAAGGCCAAAGGCAGAACGTAACGATCTGGCGATCGCGGTTATCTCAGGTGGGCTTAAAACCATGGCGAAAGAGCTGAAAACGCCGGTGCTTTCGCTCAGCCAGCTTTCGCGTGACGTTGAGAAGCGACCGAATAAGCGTCCGCTGAATGCGGACCTGCGCGATGGCGGCAGTATTGAGCAGGACGCGGACAGCATCATTATGCTTTACCGCGATGCTGTCTATAACGAGAACAGCCTGGCCGCGCGCTATGCCGAAATTATCGTCAGTAAAAACCGTTTCGGCGCGCTGGGCACCGTTTACCAGGAGTTTCGTAATGGCCATTTCCTCGATACCAATCAGGAAGAGGCTGCACGTATTATCCGCGAAAGGCCAGGTGCGAGTATCAGGAGAGATTTTTGATGAGTTGTCCGAACCCTGAATCAGCAATAACCCGCCCACAGAGTCCTGGCGAAAAACAGAGCCGCTTCGCAAATGAACAGACCAATATTCAGGAGTATTCATAATGAGTCTTGAGGCAATCCAAAAATATTTCTTCCCGAAAAGCGTGATGCTTTCTGATTCTCCACGGGCTACAGCGTCTGATGCACTGACAGGGACTGACTGGATGACCGCAATGGGGTTGGCAAACCTCAAAAGTGGCTACGGACTGGATCTGTTTCTGGCGAAGATGGGTATCAGCTCAGCGGAAAAGGCACTGCAACGGCTGTTCGAATTCGCATTATCCCAGTCAGGTCAGTATCGGGCGTTTGCCGGTCTGGAGGAGGATAGTAAACGCCAGGTATTACGCATCATCGTAGCCTTCGCGTATCAGGATTATTCCCGGAGTGCGGCCAGCGTCCGGACATGTGAGTGCTGCAAGGGTAAGAAGCTGATTGAAGCCGAGGTGTTCACAACGAAATCAACCATGTTAAGACGTCCGGAAGGAGTGCGTGCGATGACGCCGACCAGAACACTGGAGCGTCAGCGTGAAGTGAAGGAGGTAGTTCGCATTATCTGTTCCAGTTGCAAGGGTAAAGGCGTTATCAGCAATGCCTGCCGTTGTCACGGTAAAGGTAAGGTTCTGGATAAAGCTGAATCGGAACGACAGGGGATCCCGGTCCGCAAAGACTGCCCTAAATGTCAGGGCAGGGGCTATGCCCGCCTGCCTGCTGAGAACGTTCGTCGCGCAATCTGCGCAGAGGTGATGGAGTTATCAGAACCAACGTGGCGTCGTAATTTCAAACCCTTTTATGAGTTTCTCATCAGTCAGTGCCATAAGGAGGAGGCTGAGGCAGAAAAAATGCTTTCAAAAGTCATGGATTAAATAAAAAATTGCGCGGATCGGATATTGAGTGAGATTTAAATGTTGACAGGGTGACGAAATCAGTCCATTATTTATCCCGATACTAGAAATCCGTAAAGAGTTGCGGTGAGCTAGCCAAAGCCCTAAGTTTAACGACTTGGGGTTTTTTGTTTTGTTTTTTCACCGACACTAACGCTTTGGTTACTATCGCTGCCTGCGTGTCGGCAGGGTGTTCCCCGTGTCAGCATATCGCTGACAGGATAACTCACAGATTGACCTGTGATTGTCGATAAACTCCTGTTTTCAGAGGCTCACTTCGGTGGGCCTTTTTTATTTCCTTTGTTTAGCCCTTTCAACCTCACATTAAGCACCGCGGTAATACCGGAGGTGAGAGTTTCGTATGGATAAATTAACGACAAGCATTGCCTACGGGACATCCGGCAGCAGTGCCGGTTACTGGGGGTTGCAACTGCTCGATCACGTTACCCCATCTCAATGGGCCGCTATTGGCGTGTTGGGTAGCCTTGGCTTCGGCCTGCTAACCTGGCTAACCAGCCTGTATTTCCAAATCAAAGCCGACAGGCGTAAGGCTGCGCGGGGTGAATAATGTCCGCAAAAAGTAAATTAAGCGCTGCGGTGCTGGGCCTTGTTGTGGCTGGCGCTCCGGCAACAGTGATTCTGGATCAGTTTCTGGAAGAGAAAGAGGGCAGCAGCCTGTCCGCTTATCGTGATGGATCTGGTATCTGGACTGTCTGTCGCGGCGTAACCCATGTTGATGGTCAGCCAGTGAGACAGGGCATGCGGTTGTCCGTTGCTCAGTGCGCCGAGGTCAATGCCATTGAGAGCCGCAAGGCGATCGCCTGGGTTGAACGCAACGTTAACATTGCGCTGACTGAACCACAGAAGGCGGGTATCGCCTCTTTCTGCCCTTATAACATCGGGCCAGGTAAGTGCTTCCCCTCCACGTTTTATCAGCGCCTGAACGCGGGTGACCGCAAAGGCGCTTGCGAGGCTATCCGTTGGTGGGTACATGATCGTGGCCGTGACTGCCGGCTAACCCGGGGGGAGATTAAGGGCTGTTTTGGGCAGGTAGAGCGGCGCGATCAGGAGTCAGAATTAGCCTGCTGGGGGCTGGAAAAATGATATGGCTGATAAACAATTGGCGGACTCTGCTGTGGTGTTTGCTGATGCTCTGCATGGTGCTATTCGCCTTTACCACCCGTTACTACCAGAGTGAATATCACGAGGAAAGGGGCAGAGCTGATGCGGCTGAATCTTTGGCACAGCAACGGCAGGGAACCATTACAGATATGCAGAGACGCCAACGTGATATTGCTGCCCTTGATAAAAAGTACACACAGGAGCTCGCCGATGCCAAAGCTGAAAATGCTGCTCTGCAGCACAAGCTTGATCATGGTGGCCGGGTGCTCGTCACCGGCAGGTGTCCAGCCACCGCGCCAGATACCGCCGCCGCCCCCGGCGTGGGCGATGATGCCACCCTCGAACTCTCTTCAACTGCTGGACGCCACGTTCTCGGTATCAGAGCCGGAATCAAACAAGATCAGTCAGCCTTAAAGGTACTGCAAGAATATATTTTAAGTCAGTGCCTTAACTAAATTAAGCCCCGCAATGCGGGGTTTTTTATTGCCTGCAGTTTGCGGGTTTTTAATCTCAAGGAGGTGCTTTTTATGGAGGTAGCGCAGCGTGCCGGAACACTCTAACGCCTGCTCACTGATTAACTTCCGGCAGTATTGCCGGGCGATGACTCACATTGTGAGGGGTAAAGATGCCGACTCTTAACAGGTCTGATGCTCTTCTCTCGCCAGAATTCGTCGATATCCCGATGGTGGTGAAAAAACAAACATGGGCGCTCGACAATGACGGCATTTCTGATAACACGCTTGCTCCGTATCGGGTCTTTGATGCATTGACTGTCGTTCGCGCCAGGGGGGATAGCTGATGATGCAGGCAGATAGCACCTTGAGGTGGTTTAACGGAGGTCCGGATGAGTAATGACAGCACATCAGCGGGTTACCTCACACCGACCCGTGACGAAACTGAGTTCGATGAGGCGTTAGAGCGGCGGTTACATCTGTGGGTAGCAGCGCTATCAGGGCTGGCTGCTGACAGGGTATGCCCGCGCTGGACCCCTGAACCGCCAGAACAACCTGCACTAAACGTTAACTGGTGCGGGTTCGGCATTACTGATTTTGACTATGACGGCAGTCCGGCTTTTATCCAGCAGGATGAAAGCCGCTCTGAATATCAGCGTCATGAACTTATAGAGTGTCTGGCCTCGTTTTATGGGCCCGCCAGCCAGCGGATAGCCGCTCAGTTCCGCGACGGCATTACCGTCAGTCAGAACAATGAGACGATCAACGCTGACGGGCTGTCGCTTCACGATTATTCGAAGATCACTCCTTTTCCTGAATTCATTGATAACCAGTGGGTACGTCGGTACGACATCACGGTGCGCTTGCGCCGGAAAGTTGTCCGCGAATATGGCATCAAATCTCTGGTGGAAGCACCAGTCACTTTTTTTGGAGATTAACCTATGACACAGGGCTTACCTGTATCCAACGTTGTTAACGTTGACGTGATTATGTCACCTACCGCCGCAGCGGGGCGCAACTTTGGCTCGCTGCTTATCCTTGGCACATCGACGGTGATTCCTGTTGCTGAGCGCATCCGGTCTTACACCCGTGCTGAAGATATCGGCGAGGATTTCGGCACTGACAGTCCGGAATACTCAGCAGCGGTTGCATTCTTTTCGCAGTCTCCGACGCCAACGCAAGTTTTCGTTGGTCGATGGGCTAAAACGCTGGAGCCGGGTGAAAGTGGCACGGTAGAAACCCTGTTACAGGCGGTCAATGCGGCACTGCAGTTCACTAATTGGTATGGCCTGGCGATCGCCGACAGTGCAGAACTGGTGGACGCTGATGTGATTGCTGTGGCAGCCGCCATTCAGTCTTCCAGCCTGAGCCGAATTTTTGCGGTGACGACGGATGATGAGGGGACTCTCTCCACAACATCGACGACCGACCTCGCGTCAAAACTCAACGCTGCCGGTTACGGCCGCACCTTTGTTCAGTATTCGACCAGTAGCAAATATGCTGCCATCTCGGCTTTTGGTCGGGCGTTTACGGTGAACTTCACCGGCAGTAACACCGCGATCACTCTCAAATTTAAAACTGAACTGGGTATTACCTACGAAACCCTGAACAGCAATCAGGCTGCTGCCGTTGATGCGAAAAACGCGAACGCTTACGTTTACTACGCCAACGACACGGCGATTCTGCAGCAGGGCGTGATGGCAAATGGTGATTTCTTCGATGAACGCCATGGACTGGACTGGTTGCAAAACTATGTTCAGACCAACCTGTTTAACCTGCTCTACACCTCAGCCACGAAGGTTCCGCAGACCGAGGCTGGCATCACCCGCTTACTGTCGAATGTGGAAGCGTCGATGGACCAGTCGGTTACCAATGGTCTGGTTGCCGCAGGTATCTGGAATGGTGGCCCGATTGGTCAGCTGGATGCCGGTGACACACTGACGAAAGGTTATTACGTGTACTCATCACCACTTTCATCTCAGGCGCAGTCCGATCGTGAGAAACGTAAAGCACCGCTGATTCAGGTGGCCTGTAAGCTGGCCGGTGCAGTTCATTACGCCGATGTGCAAATCAACGTAGTCCGTTAAGGGGAAATCAATGGCAACTTATAGCTTTATGGACGTTTCTGCGTCGATGGTCGGGCCAACCGGATCGCTGGATTTGGGGTATGGCTCAGCAAACTCAGATGAAGGTATTACGGTCACCATGACCGAAGC